CGGCGATTACAGTACGGCGGCAGCCACTGGGGCTTATTGCAGCGCAAAAGCAGACGGAAAAGATAGCATTGCCGTTGTAAACGGTGCTTGCGGTAAGGCGCGCGGCGCACTGGGCTGCTATCTGGTGCTGACCGAGTACGATGATGACGGCCACATGATCTGTGCCAAAATGGCCCGCGTGGACGGTTCTGCCATCAGAGAAAACGTTTACTATACCCTCAAAAATGGCGAGTTTGTGGAGTGGAAGCCGTGAAGAAGCACTACAACAAGCGCTGGCTTGAACAGCGCTGGGATGCAAGGCAGCCGGAACGGTTGGAGCACATCCGGCTGAAGCGGCAGCTGAGAGGAAAAAAGGAGGAGTGTGGCAGTGAAGAAGAGCATGGGAATTGCAGAGTGCTGCCAGATCATGCGGGACAATAACATTTCGGTGAGCGAGCCGATCTTTACCGGTATGATTCAGGCCGGCAGCTTCCCGGCATGGGCGGTGCCGTCTATTGACACAAAGAGCGCCGCCCCGCTGATCTCTCGTGCCGGATTTATGGCATGGGTGAAAGACTTTTACAAGCTCGAAAAGGTTTACACAAAGGAGGACCCGAAAGAATGAAACTCAAATCCACTACTTACTATTGGCTGGCTGTCATTTTTGGCGGCATTGGAATGGGCGCAGCTATGGGCGCAGAGGGCACCGCGCAGACCACCGGATACATCTCCAGCACACTGTTTGCGGTGTCGCTGGTGCTGATTTTGGCCGCTGTTCTGCTGGCTCGTCTGGGCTTTGCCGCAGAGGACAGGGAGAGAGCCGCAAAACGGCGCAAGTACGGCAAGATCAACCGCACCCACGCCCGCAACCCGGAGTATCCGGAGAATCAGGAGCGTGGGGCATGATGACGGCCAAAGAGTATGTTGAGGTCAAAGTCAAATCCTACACGCGGCTTGCCGAACGCTGCAAGCGAGAAGCCGAAGCCTCGGATGACATTGTTGTCCGGGCCGGATACTCCGCACGGGCAAACGGCTGGGAGATGTGCGCCGAAGAAATGGACAACGTGCGGGAGATGTTGCAAGAGGAGTCCGGGGAGATCACGTATGCCTGACACTGTCTACCATGTCATGTGGTACACCGTGTACGATGCCAAGACCGGAGACCTGATTGCCAGCGGTACGTCTGAGATGTGTGCCAGACGGCTGGGTTACAAAAGTGCAAACAGCTTTGCGTCTGCGAGCAGCCACAGCCGCAACGGCAGGCGTCGGGCTCGCAAGTACATTTTCGAGAAAGAGCGTATCCGACGTGATGAGGTGGACAGTCTGCCGCCGATACGCCGCAAAAAAGAAGAGCCTGCCCGTGCGCCAACACGGACAAGCCCAAAGGGTGATGAGTTTCGCCGCCCATCACCACAAAAATAGCACTGTTTACAACAAAGTTCAAGGAGGTTTTTTGTGAAAACGATTTTTTATATTGCTTCGTTGCTGAACCTCGGATACATCTTCCTTGGTTGGCGACGGAACAGGAGGCGATAAGGATGTGTGCGGTCGAAATTTGCGGAGCCGACGGGCGGTTTATCAACGAAATTCCCGTCAGGAGCGTGTTGGAGGGCCAGAAATATGCAGATCAGCTTGCGGCTGAAACGCCCAGTCGGATCTATAACGTGATTGACGAGAAACGTCGCAAGGTGTATTCGAGGTGAATTTTTATGCAGTGTGATGAAAAAAAACAGATTTGCCTGAACTACGCGGCCAATGTACCGGAATGGCAGCTGGACATGGCGCTGCAGGCAGTTGCGGACATCGGGGCCGCCTGCAGCGATCTTGGCAAAGTCCAGAAAGCTGTCGCTGGGGACATGGCATGGATGAGGGCCCACCCGGGAGAAGACTATCTCGGCACGATTCCCATCGACCGCGTGAAGGCTTGCACCGACGCCGCCGGAGCTCTGGGCGATGCGCTGTACGCGCTGGAGGTTATTTTGGCACAGTCAGACCAATTCGGATTTGCAAAAGGGATGGCATTCACGGCAGAAGCTGCTTACAGCGCATCTCATGCGGCGCTGAAAAACCGCTGCCGCATGCATGGGTGGTCGGAGGTGACACATCATCATGGAGAATCTTGAAATCTATAACCGGTGCCGCGAGGTTCCCGAAGAGGCCCAGAAAGCCATCGTTGCGGGTCGCCTGAAGGGGAAAACCGATATTAACCCCATGTGGCGCATCAAGAAGCTGACAGAGCTGTTTGGCCCGGCAGGTACCGGTTGGAAGTTCGATCCGCCTGTTTTTGAGGAAAAGCAAGGCGCAAAGGGTGAGATCGTGGTGCACTGCTTCACTTGCCTGTACGTCCGGCAGGACGATGGACAGGCATGGAGCGCCCCCATTCCCGGCGTTGGTGGCTCTACCCTTGTAACGATGGAGCGTGATGGACTTCGTACGGACGATGACGCTTACAAAAAGGCCTACACGGACGCTCAGAGCGTGGCCTGCAAGGCTTTGGGCATCGGTGCAGATGTGTACTGGAACGCCGATAAAACCAAATATGATCCGCTTCCCGCTGCTCCTGCACCAGTTTGTTCCTGCTGTGGGAAGAAGATCACCGGCTTTACATATCAGGGCAGCAAAGTTAGTGCAGAGCAGGCAAGCGAGCGCAGCCAAAAGAAATACGGGCGTATTCTTTGCATGGAATGCGCCAAAAAGCAGCCCAAAGAAGAGAAAGGATTAGAGCATGCTTAACGTTGTAGCGATCATGGGCCGGTTGGTTGCCGACCCGGAGCTCAAAACCACCCAGCAGGGCACCAGTGTGTGCAGCTTCCGCATTGCCTGTGACCGCAACTTTGCCCGGCAGGGCGAGCAGCGGCAGGCGGACTTTATCGATATCGTGGCATGGCGTGCACAGGCCGAGTTTGTGTGCAAGTATTTCCAGAAGGGCAGCCTGATTGCCATTGAAGGCAGTCTTCAGACCCGCCAGTATCAGGATAAGAACGACAACAACCGCACCGCCGTGGAGGTCGTGACCAGCAATGTGAGCTTTGCAGGCTCCAAGGCGGCAGACAAGCCTGCCACAGCGTCCTACGAGCAGCAGACGGCAAATCATGTGCGGGAAGCAAACGCCGCGCACAGCGCCACGCAGGCGGCTCCCGCGTATGATCAGGGAAAGATGGACGACTTTGCCACGATCCCGGACGATGGAGATTTTCCCTTCTGATTTCGCAAGCTGTGCTATCTGGCTATACGGGCGTGCAAAGGAGGTGAAAGCATACGGCTACCGGAAAAAGATACTACTGGTTGAAACTCAAAGACAGCTTTATGCGGTCTGATGCGGTGGATTTTCTCATGGGGCAGAAGAACGGCGCAAACTATGTGGTGCTGTACCAGATGCTCTGCCTTATGACTATCAACACCAACGGCAGGCTTTCGCGGCAGATCGGCGAAGTGATCATCCCCTATGACGTGGACAAGATTCAGCGCGATACTAAGTGGTTTTCTACCGATACGGTACGCGTTGCACTGGGACTTTACGCGAAACTTGGGCTGATTTATCAGGAAAAAGACGGCACGCTGGTGCTTGCAAACCACTCTGAAATGGTCGGAAGCGAGACCGATTATGCAGCACAAAAAAAGTTGCAAAGAACGAACCAGCGTCAAATTGAAGCAGAACACTGTGGACAATGTCCACAGGATGTCCACGCAGATGTCCGCAAAAATGTCCATACAGATATTAGATATAAGATATTAGATATAGATAAGTCGTCGTCATCTAAAGATGACTCCTCCTATACAGGGACGAAGACGACGAAATATCTGGTGGATTTTTTTCGGGATAACGTCGGCAAGCTGAGCAAGACCGGAGAAAAAGAACTGACCGGATACATAGAGCGCATGGATGCAGATCTTGTGTATGCGGTCATAGAAAAGTGCGCAGATCTGGGCGGCAGCAGCTGGGCGTATGTTCGCAAGGCACTGGGAGAAGCGGAAAGACTGGGCTGCAAGACCGCTGCGGAGTATAACCAGCTCTGCCCAATCGGCGGAAGCCGGGCAAAAGGCAACCGCGTAGACAGGGCACAGCCGTCCGGGAATGGCGTTTTAAGCCCGGAGCTCATGGCACACAGCCGGGAACGCCTGCGAAAACAAAGAAAGGGAGATTGAAAAATGAGCGAATTTAGCGAATTTATCGACCGCGAAAAAGCCATCGCAAAAATCAAAGCGGCATATTGCTGTGGCTGCGAAAATTACAACGGCGTAAGATGCCGCGCGTGTCAGATCATGGACGCGATAGATGTGCTGGAAGATGAACCGGCAGTCGTCCCGGACGTCCTGCGGCCTGTGGCGCACTGGAACATGGACGAAGATGCCGTTGGTGATCCTATCGTTTGGACTTGCTCCAACTGCAAAGACAGCATCATCATGTATGACGGGACTCCAATGGAAAATGGCTATAAATATTGCCCGCAGTGCGGTGCAAAGATGGAGGATGCTCAGACCGATGGTAAAACTTGAACCCTGCTTTCACTGTCCCGACCGGCACCCGATCTGCCACGACAGCTGCCCACGGTACGCAGAGTACAAGCGCCAGCTGAAGGCACAGCGCATCTACACCAACGGGAACCACGCGGCGGAGCGGATCAGCCGCAACGATTTCGACAAAGAAGGATGGATGGGAGGAAGAAAACGGTGAAAGTGCTGATTGCTTGCGAGGAATCGCAGGAAGTATGCAAGGCGTTTCGCGCCCGTGGGCATGAAGCCTACTCCTGCGATATTCAGGAGCCGTCCGGCGGGCATCCAGAGTGGCATATTCTCGGAGATGCGATCAAGGCTCTGGGGGGGGGGCAAGTCGTGACGATGGACGGCGTAACGCATGACGTTGGCAAGTGGGATTTGCTCATTGCACACCCGCCCTGCACGTATCTGAGCAATGCAGCAACGCGCTCATTCAGCTTGCGGGTCACACCGGCCGAAAAGGTTGTTGCCCGGTGGGCAGAGCGTGTAAAAGCTGCAATTTTCTTTATGCAGTTTATGCTGGCAGACGTCCCCAAAATTGCAGTTGAGAACCCTGTGGGCATCATGAACACAGCGTACAGAAAAGCCGACCAGATCATTCATCCGTACTACTTTGCCGAAAGCGAAGAGGACGCGGAAAACTATCACACAAAGCGCACTTGCCTTTGGCTGAAAAACTTGCCGCCTCTGGAGCGGAAAAACGACTTTCCACCGCCAGAGCCCGTGTACGTCTCAAATGGGGAAAGGCACAAGAAAATCAGCTGGTGCGAAGGCATACGCGGGACGCAAAACGGCCAAGAGGGCCGGGCAAAAGCCAGAAGCAAAACAGCGCCAGGCGTTGCAAAAGCAATGGCTGAACAGTGGGGGTAAGCAGATGAAACCGAAAACAAAATCCGATCTGATGGCCGAGTGGGCCAGCCAGCCCGACCAGCTCAAAAGAGAGCGGGAAGTCAAGGCCATCCGCAAGGCGATGGACGACGCCCGCGTCGTGATGCAGGACGGTCTGACCCGGTACGTCAAGAAAAAGACCAAAGCTCGCAGCATGGCAAAGGCTGAAGCCGACCCCTTTGCTGAACTGGAAGACTGGGAAAGCATGGAGCAGATTCAGGATGCCTACGGCTATGGCGAGATCACCGCCGACAGGCGGGACAAGCTCACCGACCTGTGGGAAGCCCGGGAAGCTGCCAGAAACAGCCGCAAGGGCGCAGACAAGTACCACGACCTTGTGACGGAGATGCTGGAAACGGCCATCCGCCGGGTGGGCAATGAGTACGCAGATATGCTGTTTGAGTATGACCAGCAGCGCAGGGAAGCTGAAAAGCAGTGCGAGCAGCTGGCAATGGAAGGGATGATGAAAAAATGAAAGCTATCTTGCTGAGCATCCGGCCTGAATGGTGCGACCTCATCATTCGTGGGCAAAAAACCATTGAGGTGCGCAAGACCCGTCCGAAACTGGAAACGCCGTTTAAGGTGTACATCTACTGCACCGGTCACGATGGCTGGGTTATGAAGTCGCCCAAGGCTGGCGTGCAGAAAATGGACAGCAGAGTGATCGGCGAGTTCACCTGCGACAAAATCGACAAGCTCGTCCACGTCGGAACGATGATGGACATAAGCATTTTGACATCGGACGGGTGGTATAAACCGGCAGATGCACTGCTTCAAGCCGCCTGCCTGACCGAAGAAACCGTTAAAAAATATCTGCAAGGTCGTAATGGCTACGGCTGGCACATCTCTGACCTGAAGATTTATGACAAGCCCAGAGACCTTGATGAATTTTCAAGATTTGGTTTTTGGAGAATGGGCAGACCAAATTGTGTTTGCGGAAATCGGCGTTGTGAAAACTATGAACCGTCTTATCCCTACATGATTCCACCGACTTGCAAAATCGACGGATGCACCATTTGCCGTCCGCCTCAAAGCTGGTGTTACGTGGAGGACGGTGAATGAAGCTGACCATCTACGGCAACCCTGTCACCAAAAAAAACAGCCAGCGCATCCTGTACAAGTTCACAAAGTTCGGCAGAAAGACCCCATTCATAGCCCCTAGCAAGGCTTACGTGGATTATGAGACGGACTGTCTGCGGCAAATCAAAAGGCCGCACAGCCCCATCTCTGCCCGCGTGAACGTGAGGTGCGTGTACTACATGAAAACCGCCCGCCGGGTCGATCTGGCAAACCTCATCGAGGCTACAACGGACATTCTGGTTAAAGCCCGCGTGCTGGAGGACGACAACAGCCGAATCGTTGCCGCCCACGATGGCAGCCGGGTGGAGCTTGACCGGGAGAAACCCCGGGTGGAGATCTGGATTGAAGAAATGGAGGACGAAAATGGCTGAATATCATGTTGGATGTGGACTGTTTGGAAATGTCTACGCTGGGACTTATGCGCCGCCCCGCAAGGATGGCTTACAGGCATGGCGTAACAAGTCGGAGGTGACAAGCGAAGCTGTCAAAGCGGTCATGGGGCATTTCATTACGGAAATGGAACGTGACGACAAGACAAAGCTCGAAAAGGTGTGGGGCGTTATCGGAAACAAGAAGCTAAAAGTCACTTTTGAGATTTTCGCTGGCAAGGAGGAAAACAATGACCCACACATGGACACCTGAAACCGACACGTCAAAGCCTGACAGCGGCGTGGACTACCGCACTGTCAAAACGTGGTTTCAACAGTGCCGCGACCTTGCGGCAGCTATCGAAATCCAGAAGCAAAAAATACAGCGCATCCGGGACGTGGCAGAAAAATGCACCCAGAGCCTGAGCGGGATGCCTGCGGGCGGTGGCAATGGGGACAAGGTAGGCTTTGCTGTAGAGCAGCTGGACACCGAGCGCCGACAGCTTCAGAGGATGGAGACGGACCTGTGCAATCTGCGTGTCGAGGCCACCCGGCGGGCATACTGCCTGATAGCCGAGCCGGAATGCGCCGAAGCGATTTGCGAGCACTATGTCATAGGCAAGTCTCACAAGGAAATTGCAAAAGAAGTCGGCGTGTGCGGGGCAGATGTGGTCTACCGGAGAATCAAACGGGGATGCATGGCCCTGGCTGAGATATGGGACGAGTTTTCTGACGTGCGAAGTGTACAACATGCACAAGAAAACACAGCGTGATTTTGGGAGGGGTCAGCTCTTTTCAAGTCTGTAAGCTTAGATGTAAAATTCTAATAAGCGGTTCAGCGCTAAGCGGTAGCCGCTTGCCACGCAGCCTCCAGAACGGTCCCTTCCTTGTGACAGGTTTTCATGCTTTCCTGTTCTCCTTCGCCGTTTTGCGGGCTGCTTCTATGCGAGATTTTGGAACGGCTCCATTCACGGGGCGGCAGCTCTGAGTGTCCGGGGGAGAGCGCACACCTCCCTCTCCGCGTGGTTCGAATCCACGGTTTAGCACCAGATGGCGCATGGACTCATCCCCCACAAAGCTGCACGCTTAACCTCCCGTGCCACGAGAGAGCTTTGAATCCCTGAGGGTGTGGGTAGACTTCCCGACGGGATGTGCGTCAAACAACAGCCCTGGCGGAAAACCAAGGCTGTTTTATATGGCCGCCTGAGCGCAGTACGGAGCGCGTGTCAGCTGAGATATTGCTGGCTGGTTCGAGTCCAAGGGCGGTGTTTTATACTCCGGTAGCTCAAGTGGTAGAGCGGCGGTCTCCAAAACCGCATGTTGCAGGTTCGAGTCCTGCCGGGAGTGCTTGCATGATCTGACGAGAGCGGGGAGTGCAATAGCGGGGCATCCGGCCGCGAAAGTTCCGGATGCAGCAGCGCCCACCGTTTGACGCCTGTCCAACGAACTGAATGCACGGGTGCTGCTTATATGCCGTCATAGCTCAACTGGCAGAGCACCGCCCATTTAAGGCGGGACAACGTTGGTGACACCACGGGAACATCACTGCACAGCCAACCACTGCGCACATCCATTTTGTGGGTGCTGGTTCAAATCCAGCTGGCGGCACATTCGATATTTTGACCGTTCGGATTTCCGAGCGGTTTTTCTTTTGCATGAGTTTAGAGAGGTGGTGGCGGTGGCCTACAAAAAAAAGAATCCTGTTGGCGCACCTCCAAAGTACAAGACGGCTGCGGAGATGCAGGAAAAAATTGACACCTATTTTGCGGACTGCGAGGGCGAGCTACTGCAGGACGAGAGTGGACCCGTGCTGGACAAGTACGGAAACGGGATTTACCTACACAGACGGCCTCCGACCGTTACCGGCTTGGCTCTGGCGTTGGGGTTTACATCCCGGCAGTCTTTACTTGACTACCAAGGCAAGAAGGAATTCCTTGACACGATTACGCGCGCAAAAGCCCGCTGCGAGCAATATTCCGAAGAACGTCTTTTCGATCGTGACGGAAACAACGGCGCTCAATTTAGCCTGAGGTTCAATTTCGGCTGGGACAAAGCACAGGAAAAGCCAGAAGAAAAAACGGTCATACCCAACGCCAACGAAAACCGGCTGTTTGAGCTGCTGGCCCCGCAGTTTCTACCGACATGGCAAAAGATCATGCGCGGCGAAGCAGATGAAGCACTGGAAAAGGGCGGGCGCGGCTCCACAAAATCCAGCTTTTGCAGCATTGGTATCCTAAAACTGTTACAACTGCACCCGAATGCAAACGCCGTGTGCGTGCGTAAGGTTGGAAACACCTTGCGCACTTCGGTCTATGCGCAAATGCAGTGGGCAGCCGATCAACTGGAACCGGGCCTGTGGAAGTGCACCGTTTCCCCAATGGAAATGACCAACCGAAACACTGGTCAGAAGATTCTCTTTTTCGGTCTGGATGACCCCGGAAAGATCAAATCAATCAAGCTGCCACATGGTTACATTGGCATTTTGTGGTTTGAAGAGCTTGACCAGTACGACGGCCCCGAGCAGATCCGCAACGTGGAGCAAAGCTGCCTGCGCGGCGGTGATTTTTCGTTTACATTCAAAAGCTTTAACCCGCCTGCTTCCCCCCGCAACTGGGCAAACCGGTACGCGCTGGAAGTGCGAGACCGCAAAATAGTTCAGCATTCGGATTACACAATGGTGCCGCAGGAGTGGCTGGGCCGCCGTTTTCTGGATGATGCGGAGGACTTGAAGCAGCGCAACCTGATCGCCTACAACCACGAGTATCTGGGTGAGGTGACCGGCTGCGGCAAGGAGATTTTTACAAACATCAAGGCCGAGCACATTGACCCGGGCAAATTTGAGCGCAAGCTGCACGGCGTAGACTGGGGATGGTATCCAGACCCTTACGCCTATAACTGCATGAGCTACGATGCAGCCCGGAAAACCCTGTACATTTACGATGAGATCACCGTGCGGCGCACACGCAACGAGGACACATTTAGAATGCTGCAGGAGCGCAAGGTTATGGCAGACTCTGAGACTGAGCGCCTGACTGCAGACAGCGCCGAAAATAAGAGCTGCGGCGATTATACAGAGTGGGGCATCACCTGCTTGCCCGCCATCAAAGGCCCCAACAGCGTTGGACAGGGCATCAAGTGGTTACAGTCCATCTCAATCGTGATAGACCCCGTGAAATGCCCGGACACCCTCAAGGAGTTTACGGAGTATGAATACGATGCGGACAAAAACGGCGACCCGTTGCCCGGCTACCCTGACCATGATAACCACCACATCGACGCAGTGCGGTATGCCTGTGAATCCATCTGGCGAGAGCCGGGTGCATAAGGAGCTGAAAACGTGAAAACATACCAGGACTTAGAAGCTGTGCTGAATGACCCCGCTGCAAAAGCGGATTTTGTGCGTAGCTTTATCGCAGAGCACGTTTCCAGTGCTCCTTACAAAATGGCCGAGGACGCAGACCGGTACGATATGCAGCTAAACAGCGGCATTGATCGTTTTCTGGACGCAATGGCAGACATCGACCTTAAGCTACACAACATTGTGCAAAAGAACCCCCGGCCCGATACAGTCAAATCCAATGCGTTTCACCGTTTGAACGTCCAACGCGTGGCATACAGCCTTGCAAACGGCATCACGCTGCCGGATGCAGATGAAGAAAAAGCCTCGCTGGGCGAAAGCTTTGACGATCAGCTTTACCGGCTTGGTTATCTTGCCTGCATTCACGGCGAAAGCTTTGGATTCTGGAACGCGGACCATCTTGATATTTTCAAGCTGACCGATTTTGCCCCGCTATACGACGAGATGGACGGCACACTGAGAGCCGGCGTTTACTTCTGGCGCTTGCAGCCAGACAAGCCCATGCACGCGGTGCTGTACGAAGAAAGCGGTTACACGAAATACAGCGAAGAAAGCCGAGACGTGCACATTTTTCACGAGGAAGAGGGACAAAAGCCCTACAAGACTAAGACCGTCACAACGCCTGGCGGTGGCATCGAAAGCGTTGAAGGCGAAGGCTACGGCGCACTGCCTATCGTACCGCTGTGGAACGGAGCACGAAAGCAAAGTACCCTTGTAAACCTCAAAGGGTACATTGACAACATCGACCTGATCGTGAACGGCTTCTGCGACGACCTGCGCGAGTGTGCGCAAGTCTACTGGGTCATTACTAACTACGGCGGGATGAAAGACAGCGATCTTCTCCAGTTTATGCAGCGCTTGCGCTATAACCATATCGCAAATATCTCCAACAACGGAACGGACAACAGCGTACAGCCTTACACGCAAGAAATTCCCACGCAGGGCCGGGAAGCACTGCTCACCCGCCTGCACAGCTCCATGTATGAGGATTTCGGCGCTCTGGATGTGCACTGCGTAAGCGCCAGCAGCACCAACGACCATCTGGAAGCAGCGTATCAGCCGTTGGACGAAAATGCTCGGGATTTCGAGAATCAGGTCACAAAATTTGTGCGACAAATTTTAAAAATTGCTGGCCTCCCAGATGCAAAGCCACAGTACACCCATGTGCGCGTGTCCAACACAGCCGAGCAGGTCAGCATGGTGATTTCTGAGGCACCGATCATCGGGCAGGACGTGGCCATTGACCTGCTGCCCAACCTGACCCCGGAACAGAAAGAGCAGGCCAAGGCCGCGCTGATGGCTGAGAGCGCAACGAGAGAGACCACGGACGACGAGGAGGATGAAGACGATGGCGAATCTTAAAATTCCGATGGAAGGGAAAATAGAAATCGAGCTGTCAGAAGAAGCAGAAAATGTTATGCAACGGTTCATTTCCGCTGTTGAGCTGCTGCAGGGAACGACTATTGATGTCACAAGGCCAAACGTGCGGATGGTCGGCATTGATGCGTTTGGACGACCGCAGTTTGAAAAGAGCGAAGAAATAAATGATTGACCGTGACCGCATCTCTACCCGCCAGCTGAACCGCCTGCGCCGCCGCATCCTCCGGGTGTACGGCACTGCCCGCCGGGAGATGCAGGAGCAGCTGACCGAGTTTTTAGCCAAGTACAAAGCGCTGGACGAGCGCAAGCGGGCGCAGCTGGATGCAGGCGAGATAACCGAGGACGATTACCGCATCTGGCTGCAAAATCAGGTCTTTCAGTCCGATTTGATGCACGTCAAGCTGGACGGCATCACGCAGACCTGCACCACAGCCCAAGAGACGGCCTACAAGCTGGCCCGGGACGAGCAATACAATATCTTTTCCTTTGGCGCAAACTGGGCTTTCTACGAGCTGGAACAGGCCGCAGGCGTGACGTTCGGACTGACCCTGTACAACACCGAAGCGGTCAAGCTGCTGCTGAAAGAGAACCCCCGCATGGTGCCCAACAAGCGCATCAAGAGCGAGAGCAACCGCACCTATGATGCCCGGGTCTTTAACCGCTACGTCATGCAGGGCATCGTGCAGGGCAAGAGCGTCCACGACATCGCCGTGCAGGCCGTCAACGGCATGGCTGATACAGAGATCCACTGGGCTATGAACAACGCCGTTACAGCCCTTACCAGCGCCCAGAACGCCGGGGCTTTGCAGCAGATGCGCAACGCCCAGGCTTTGGGCATCGAGGTCAAAAAGCGCTGGAACTCCACCCACGACTACCGCACCCGTGAGATGCACCGCCTGCTTGACCAGCAGACGGCAGAGCTTGACGAGCCGTTCAAGGTCATGGGCTACGAGATTCAGCGCCCCGGCGACCCCAACGCGGCCCCGGAGATGGTTTACCACTGCCGCTGTGTGTTGTCCTCTGTGCTGGGCAAGTATCCCCGGCAGAACGCCATGCAGCGAGACAATGTGACCAAAGAGACCACCCCCGTCATGAATTACACCGAGTGGTATAAGGCCAAGGGCGGCAAAGAGAAAGAGCAAATGTGGTGGGCGGAAGAGCGCAAGAGGAAGAAGGCGAAAAAATGAATTCTGCCGAAAATTTCGAGAAGCTTGCAAAGGCATTTTACAATGCCGGCGGAACCGCTAAAAATTTCGCCGAAGCGGTCAGGAAGGCGGAAAAGGCAGCGAACCGGCCCGATTGGCCAAAAACTTATTTTGAAAGCAAGAAAAAGAGGAAGGTTGCAAAGCATGGATGAGAAGAAGCCTTGCAAATTTTGCGAGAGGCTTGCGTGGTGGAAGAAAAATTCCCCCAAAGGGGAGAACGACCTTTACACCACGTTTCAAGTCAGTCTTATCACAAAAACGCACAGGAAAGGTGCAGGCGTGTGCGGTACGGTAACGCATCGTGCCGGGCAGCTGAATTTCTGCCCTGAGTGCGGTCGCATCTTAAAGAAAAAGCGAGAGCCGAGGGATAAGCCATGAACTTTAACTACGACATCAAATTCACCGACAACACCCCGCGGCTGCTTGAGGCTCTGGACTCTTGGGCAAAGCGGGTGCTGACCCTCTGGGGCATGACGGTGCAGGACTACGCCCAACTGCTTGTGCCTACCGGCGCAGAGAACAGCACCCATATTGAGGGTTACGTGGGCGGTGCACTCAAGCAGAGCCTGACCTACGCCGTAGACCTCGCAAAAAAGACCGTGACCATCGGCAGCAACCTGTTTTACAGCGTGTATGTGGAGCTTGGCACGGGCGTTCACGCCACAAACGGCAACGGACGCAAAACGCCGTGGGTCTGGAAAGACTTCAACGGCAAGTGGCACTTTACCCGGGGCATGAAAGCCGCCAATGACGGCAAAGGATTCCTGCGCCCGGCGGTGGAAGATCACATTGACGAGCTGCGAGAGATCGCGGTGGAAGAAGGAAACAAGGAGGTTTAAATATGAGCAGAATCGAAGAGCTGACAGAAGAGCGAGAAAAGCTGCGTATTGAACAGCTCAAGCATCAAAAAGGCATTGAGGAATGTGAGCGGCGGCAGCTTGAGATTTCTAATCAAATTCGAGAGCTGAAGGTCGAAAACGACCGGGACGCAAACAAACGGCTTTGCTTTGAAATCGACGAAGCAAGAGCCAGACTCCAAAAAATTTGCGATAAAGTTCTTGGAGAGGGCAGCGCACTGGTTGGCGTGTCCCTTACTATGAAAACGAGCAATGTTGGATTTCAGAGATACGACTTCGACTAAAAACTAAATACTCAGCGGTTGGCGCACAGCGTCAGCCGCTTTTTTATGCCGTTTTCGCTCAATGGTAGAGCACCGGACTTTTAATCCGGGGGCCGTGGGTTCAAGCCCCACAAGCGGCACCACACCGGCAGCACGTCCGGCAAATTAAACCTTATTGCCAAGCATGGCAGCCCGAGCAAGGGCAGAAAGGACTATCACATGGCACTCGAACGCAAGACTCTCCGGGCGATTCTGGAAGATGAAACGACCGACACCAGCGGCAAGCTCAAGAAAATTCTGGACGTGCTGCATGAGGAAACGGACACTTTGCAGAACCAGCTCGATGAGAAGAACGCAGCCCTCGCCAAAGCCGAAAAGGACCGCGACGCAGCCAACGGCGGCAAGGAAGCCGCTGAAAAGGCGCTGACCGACTACAAGGCTCAGCAGACCCAGAAGGACACCCGGGCCACGAAAGCAGCGGCATACAAGCAGCTGCTGAAGGACAATGGTGTGCTGGAAAAGCACTTTGACCGCGTTGTAAAAATGACCGGCGCGGACATCGACGCTTTGGAGCTGGACGAGAACGGCAAGGTCAAGGACGCAAAGAAGTTCATGGACAGCCAGAAAGACGTGTGGGGCGACTTTGTGGCTACAACCACGACCACTGGCGCAAAGGTGGACACCCCGCCCACCAACACCGGCTCCAAAATGACCAAAGAGCAGATCATCAACATCAAAGACGCAAGCGAACGGCAGGCGGCCATTGCGGCCAACCCTGAAGCGTTCGGGCTTGCAGCAAAGGAGTAACACATGGCAGCACCCGAAAATCTTACCACTGCTTCCCAGATCACTACCTCTATTCGCGAGGTGGATTTTGTTACCCAGTTCCAGAAGAATTGGGACGCTCTGCGCACCATTCTGGGCATCATGCGCCCCATCCGCAAGGCACCCGGCACCAAGCTGGTCTCCTACAAGGCCACCGTTGACGGCGGCCTGCAGGGCGGCACCGCCGTGGGTGAAGGCGAAGACATCCCTCTGACCAAGACCAAGGTCGAGCCTGTGGCCTATGACGACATCGAGCTCGGCAAGTGGGCAAAGGCCGTTTCTATCGAAGCCGTCACCAAGTACGGCGCGACTGTGGCCGTGGAGCGCACCGATACTGCGTTCCGCAATGAGCTGCAGAAGAAAGTTCTGACCGACTTTTACACCTTCCTCAAGACCGGCAAGCTGGTGGGCACCCAGAAGACCTGGCAGCGTGCTCTGGCTATCGCAAAGGGCGCAGTCCTGAAGCGCTTTGCCAACGACAATCTGGATGTAACCGAGGTCGTGGGCTTTGCCAACATCATGGACTTTTACGACTACCTGGGCGACAAGGAGATCACCGTTCAGACCGAGTTCGGCCTGAACTACGTCAAGAACTTCCTCGGTTACAGCACCCTCTTCCTTCTGCCCGATGCTTACATCGAGCAGAAGAAGGTGATTGCCATTCCCGTGGAGAACATCGACCTGTACTACGTGGATCCCGCAGACCGGGACTATGCCACCATGGGCGCAAACTACACCGTCTCCGGTGAGACCAACCTGCTGGGCTACCATACCGAGTACAACTACAAGAACGCCACCACTACCAACTATGCCATCATGGGCATGAAGCTGTGGGCAGAGTATCTGGACGGCATCGCAGTCGTGACCGTCGGCACGTCCAACACCGAGCCCACTGTGGCCGTCTCTGAATCCACCGGGCGAGAATAAGAGGTGACTTTGCATGACAGTCCCAGAGCTGTGCGTTTACACGCACAATTTTTTTGACCGGGCAGATGATCCAATTGCCGGGGAGTTCACTTTTGAGCCGGACACCGTGCCCGCCGGGGTAGTGCCGGGGCAGTATTTCCTCGTGTGCGGATCCATCTTCAATGACGGCGTGCACAAGGCCGGGGACGGCGATCTGAACGCCGAGACCTTCACCGGGACGGTGCAGCCTATGCGCGTGCCGCCTGACTTTGTGGCGTTGGCTGAAAAAATCGACGCATACGACAAGGCGCTCCCGGCCGGTGGCGTGTATGTGTCCCAGTCCTTTGCCGGGTGGTCCGGCACGATGGCCACAGGCGCGGACGGGCTGCCCGCCGACGGCAAGACCCGCTATAAATCCGAGATCAATCAGTGGAGGAAGATGTGACATGGTCAATCCGTTCACTGCATCCACCGTGATGCAGAGCTTTACCCAAAAATACCGCTTTCAGACCCGCAGCTATGAGCCGGACGGCGTGGGCGGCTTTGTGTCCGGCTGGCAGGACGGCCCCGAGTTTGAGGCCGTGGAGCGCCACGACACCACCGTGGAAGCTCAGGTGGCAGAGCAGGCAGACACGGCATCCACCTATACCCTGCTGGTTGGCACCGGTGTTCCGCTGGCTTTCCCGGACTACATCAAGCGGGTAAGTGATGGTCAGACCTTCCAGATCACCAGCGCAGCAGACGAAGCCAAGGCCCCGCCGGAATCCGGCATGGGACTGCGAGCCGTCAAGTGCAAAAAGGCGGTGCTGCCGTAATGGGGCCGTCTGAGAGCATCAACCGGGCGCTGAACACGTTTTTTAACGGCTTTGGCATCCCGGGCTATCTGGAAGATAACATCCCGCCTGCCGCTTCCCTGCCCTATCTGACCTACAAGCCCACCATCCCCGGCGGGTGGAACGAAACGGCATCCTTCCACGCCCGGCTGTGGTACCCCAGCAAGGGCGGCAGAGCCCCCATCCTGCAAACCGAGGATACGATCAGCGCGGCCATCCCAAGAGGTGGCTTAAAAATCGAGTGCGAGGGCGGCGCTATTCTTTTGGACAAAGACGATAAAGATTGGGCGCAGCCACTCAACAACACGCCTGAAGGGTATCTGTGCGAATACCTTATTTTTGAACTTACACGGCTTATACCGTGAGTAAAGGAGCAATATGGCTGAAACTTTAGCAAAGAAGTTTAACGTCAACGTTTTGACAGCGGAGGCTTTCAGGAGCATCCCCAAGGGCTCGGGCAACATTTTGTCCGATTTCTCGCTTGAGACCCCGAAAATCGATGAAACAAACGTCATTCACGCCACACAGGGCGGCGTGACTATCACCTATCAGAACTCCACCGAGGATACTCTTTCCGGAGTCGACAACGCCCCCACCAATACAAAGCAGGGCGTGGAAGTCACCGGAACCACCGCAACCATCTCTTACACGACCCCCAACGCAGACCCTAAGAGCATCCAGCTCGCTATTGGCACTGCGGACATCGACCCGGAAGACCCCACCCACGTGGTTGCACGCCTGAAAACCGCTTTGACGGATTTCAAGCCCATTTGGTGGGTCGGCCCCATGATCGGCGGCGGCTTTATCGCGGTCAAGCTCTATAATGCCATGTCCACCGGCGGCCTGAGCCTGAAATCTGAGCATCGCGGCGGCGGCTCGATGCAGATCACGCTGACCGCTTTTGCAGACCTCGAGAACCCCGAACAGGCCCCGATGGAGTTCTACTCTATCACAAAGGCCGCGTCCTGATGTAAGGAGGAAAGACATGAAGGAAATCATTGATCTGGAAGGCAAGGAGTACCTTGCAAAAACTTATAAGCTGGCAAAGGCATACAAGCAGTGCATCGTTGACACGGGCGCAGTGGCGGCGGCAACTCAGCCCGCGCCGCTGACTGGCAACGAAACCCCGGAGGAGAAGGCCAAAAAGATTGCAGAACAGGGCGCGAAAAATGCGGAAGAAATGATGCGCATGATCTACGAAGAGCACGCAGACATGACCGAAAAGGTCTTGCCGCTCTTTGTGGCGCTGGATAAGGACGAAGAGCTTCCGCCCACCAGAAAGCTGGCCGCAGCAATGTCCCGCGCGCTGTCCGATGACGATTTCATGGCTTTTTTGAGATCCTTGATGTGATCGGCGTGGAAGGATATAAACGGATGGTTTCGACCATTCGTCTGGATTTGCTGGAACTTTTCGGCAAGTCCTATATCCTCGACCACATCAAAAAAGAAATCAGAAACCACGATGAAGTTCAATTCTACCGCGATTGCGTAGCAGATGCCGTTGGCGGTCTTGCGGGAGCTGACGCTCTTTATTCCTACGTTGCTTCGTATACATTCCCGCTTTATGTAAAGCAGATCGACAAGCGGTCTGCGGCAGAGATCACGGAAGAAAACAGAAAGGCTCTTGAAGAGCTGTGCGGCGGGGGTGATGGAACCTGAAACTTTTTGAATTGAGCGCCACCCTCGGGCTGGACGACAGCGCCTACCGGCAGGGCATCCAGAATGTGCAATCCGAAACGAAAAAAACCGTTTCTTCGCTGTCAGGAGAGTACAGCAAGGCCGCAAAGGCCGTAGTGGAGCTGACCAGACGTTACAACGAATCGGTGGGCAAGACCGGCAAAGCGTCCTCTGAGACCAAAAATCTCAAGACCATGTTGGCACAGGCAGAAGCGCAGCTCAGGGCTACCACGACCGCGCTGAAAGCCGCAAACAACGGCATGGAGGGCTTTGCCAGCTCCACGGATAAAGCGTCCAGCAAATCTCTGGCCAGTGCTATTACGCAAGGCACGGTCATGGCGGGCATTTTCTCGAAGCTCGGCTCCGCTGCACTCAGTGCCGCAGAGGGGTTCATCTCTTCCGGCATCGAGTACAACGCCCAGATCGAGAAATACACCACCGGCTTTACCAATATGCTGGGCAGCGCGGAAGCGGCGCAGCAGGTCATGAGCCAGATCCAGGAAGATGCGGCAAAAACCCCGTTTGATGTCGAGTCCCTGACAAAGGCAAACCAGTACCTGATCTCTGCAGGCGAGAACGCTTCCTATGCCCGCAATACCATCATGGCACTGGGTGACGCAGTCTCTGCGACCGGTGGCGGCAACGACGAGCTGAACCGCATGGCGCAGAACCTGCAGCAGATCGCCAACACCGGCAAGGCTACAACGGCCGACATCAAACAGTTTGCTTATGCCGGCATCGACGTGTACGGCATTCTGGCTGACTACACAGGCAAGTCCACCGCCGAAGTGCAGAACATGACCATCAGTTATGATCTGCTGACGCAGGCCCTGCAGGCCGCATCCGAAGAGGGCGGGCGTTACTACAACGCCATGAGTGACCTCAGTCAGACGCAAAACGGCATCACCAACACGTTAAAAGACAACGTCAAACAGCTGGCGGGCCTTTTGACTGGCGACCTGTCCGACGCCGTAGGAAGCGTCAAAACAAAATTAAACGAAATGACTGTGGCTGCCATTGAAGCCTATAAGCTTGACGGCTGGAAAGGTCTGATTGGAGAGATCACCGGCCTTACCACCGTCATTGACAAGGCCAAATCCTCTGCTGTTGGCCTGAAAGCTGTCTTTGACGCGCTGAAAAGCAAAGAAATAGGCATTGCCCACGGTGACTGGGACGCGGTTTACCAGAAGGCATTTAACAACGACTACCAAAACAGAAAGGCCGGAAAAAAAGACACAGACTACTGGAAAGAATACGGCGAGCGTCTGAAAAAGCAGTACGGAGTAAAAGAAACCAACAGCAGCTCTATCGTCACCACAGGCGGTGGCAGCGGCTCTTCCGGCGGCAAAAAATCCGGCTCATCCGGATCCAGGTCCACCACCGAAACGGTCATTTCGTCTATCTCCAGCACGGCTACGACCACCGCACAGAATGCGCTGGGCGCTGTGACTACCAGCATCCAGACCCTTACCGAGAAGGTCAAGGACAGCTCCGGCAAGATCAAAGACCGCATTACCGAGACCACCACCACGACCGGCAAGGAGATGGTGAACGGTGTTGCCACGACCTTTAAGCAGGTTGAGACCAAAGTCAACGGCACGGTCACAAAGGTCACAAAGACCTATGACGACATGTCAAAAACGCTGCTGGGCACCTTTACCAACGTCTCGGAAACCACCTTTAACGGCATCACCACAAAAGTGCAGCAGGCGGTGGAGAAGTACGCGGACGGCAGCGAGCATATCAAGAAGACCGTCACAGAGACCGGCCAGCGCATCGGCGAGAACGGCGCGGAGACCTACGAGAAGATCATCACCTACATCGACGGCGTTCAAGATAAGGTGACGGAGACCTCCAACCTCATTGACAAAAGCGTGAAGGGTACCCAGAGCCGCATTGACCAGCAGCTAAGCGAGGCTTCCGGCCAGCTGGATAAGGGCATTTTCGGGCTGGTAAAGAACACTTTCAAAGACGCCAAAAACGGCGACTGGGCAAGTCTTGGGCTAGATTTTGTCAATCTGATCTGGGGCGAGGTGTCACAGGAGCAGCGTGACGTGATCTCTAAGTGGCTTGCGGACGCGGCGACTGCAGTCAATGAGGGCTATTCGGGCGGTGGAATCGGCAAGGCATTTGATATCTTCCAGAAGCTTTTTTCTGACGGCGGGGTAAAATCCGATATCGACGGTGTGACCAATTCGGTCAAGGCTTTTGGTGAGATTGTCAACGGCCTTGCAGGCTCCGGCGGCGTGGGCGGCGCTCTGGGCAGCATCGTGCAGGACTTTTCCGGCATGGCAGGCGGCATCACCTCTGCACTGGGCAGCATCGTGTCCTTTGTGGCATCGAACCCCGTCCTTGCCCTGATTCTGGGCGTGGGCGCAGTCGCTGGCGGCATCGGCATTGCCGCGTGGATGAACAAGAAGAACGACACCGCCGTCAGCCACTACCAGAGCCCCTTTGACAAGACCGGCGTGTATGACAGTCTGGGCACTTTCTCCACCCGTGCGGCCCTGCAGTACCGCGTCACCGGTCAGCAGTCCATTGTTGACCGGCAGACCAGCATTCTGGAACGCATTGAAGGGATGCTGGACGAGCATCTGCCGGACATCGGTAAGGGTCAGGTGGTCATGGATTCCGGTGAGCTGGTGGGCGTGCTGTCGCCCCGCATGGCGACCAACGTCGATGCACGCATCGGCGTGACTGTGACACGGAAAGCGAGGGGTGTGTAATGGCAAAGCTTCTGGGCGCAAAAATCGGGGACTACCACACCCTGAACGACTGGGGGCTGTATCTCAAGGTGGGCAGCCCCAAGATCGGCGCTGCCGAGGTGGATGAGTACCTTGTACAGGTCACCGGATCGGACGCTTTGCTCAACCTTACCACATGGGATAACGGCAAGGTGCACTATAAAAAGCGCACCATCACCATGGAGCTGCTCTGCAATGCCCCGAAAAGCAAGTGGCCCAGCATCGAAAGCACCATCGCCAACGCCATCCACGGCAAGTGGCTGCGGTGTAAGTTCGACGAGGATCCCGCGTGGTACTGGGAGGGGCTGTGGAAGGTCACACCATCCCGCGACCGGCTTTCCAGCACCTTTACCATCACCGGCACCTGCAACCCCTTCAAGCGTAGCATCTACGATGGCTCCAGCGATTGGCTGTGGGATGACTTCAACTTTGAAACGGACATTGTGCGCAACTACACGAATATCCCGCTCAAGGCGGGCGAGGACAAAGAGGTGTCCATCACCGGCGCACCGCGTGCGGCTGGCATCTACTTCCAGCGCAGCGAGACCGCCGCAGACATCGCGGTGTCTCTCAACGGCTTTGAGGTAGGAATTCTGGCCAAGTCCACCGACTGGCAGTATATCGAGGGCCTTACCATGCCGGACGGTGTGGTGGGCACCCTTGTTTTCTCTGCGTCTGCGGACTGCAGCATCAGCATCAAGTATCTGGGGGCGAGCCTATGAGTTACAAGATCTATGCCGGTACACAGTCCGGTGTTGACACGTGGGTGGACAAAGCCTGCATCTACGACCCCGGGGACATCACCGACACCAAAAAGCTCATCAGCCCCACACTGACCCGCGAGGTGGGCAAGGCTGGCTCTCTGGAATTTACTCTGCCGCTGGGCAACGTCGCACACTCCGCGCTCCAAAAGCTCATGACGGTGGTGGAGGTGCAGCAGGACGGCAAGCAGATCTGGCAGGGCCGCGTCATGAGCCACGAGCAGGATTTTCGGGTGCGCCAGAAAGTCTACTGCGAGGGCGAAATGGCCTACCTCAACGACTCTGGCGCTGCGCCTTACAGCGCCAGAAACGTGAGCTTTTCGCAGTTTCTGGAGTGGGTCTGTACCAACCACAACGCGCAGGTGGACGCATACAAGGCTTTCACCCCCGGCAAGGTGCAGATGGACACCCCTATGATCGTGCCCTACATTGACGGGCTCAAGGTGGTGAAGTCCGGCCATCACTATGACGACGATGACGACTATATCCAGCACTACACGATCTATAACCCCATCAACGGCGCGGTGCTGTGGAGCGAAGAGGTCGAGCAGTCGATCGTCGACTCGCAGATGAAAGCTTCCTGCCTGAGCTGGGAGCTCAACGCAGAACGCATGTCTGGTGGCTATGTACTCTCCCGCATCGGTGAAAACAATTTCCGCGTCCGGTACCCCGTGGCCTACGCGGACGGCAAGACGTGGAATGCAATCGTCAGCGTTGCAAAAGCATACGTCTCCTGCCCGACCTGTAGCAAAGACTTTGGCACATACTCCATCTATGATATCACAAAGGCGTCCGAATCCAGCACCTACAAGATCACCGAAAAAGGCGGCTCGTACAGTCTTGCAATCAATGGCAAGACTGACAGCCGCTTTGCTTTTGACACCAAAGAACCCACCTACAGCTTCGGAGATGGCAAAAATTACGGCAAAACGCTGGACATCCTGCAAAGCGAGCTCACAGACAAGTACGGCGGTTATTTTGTGATCCGCCATGGGTCGGTAAATCTCCCGTTTTTGGGGCAGCAGAATTATCGCTACCTGGACTACATGCAGAAGATCACGGACAAGAACCCCCAGACCATCGCCTTTGGGGTCAACATGCTGGATTTGACCAGCTACACCAAAGCTGAGGACATCTGCACGCGGGTCATTGCTTTTGGCACAAAAACCGAAAAGACGTGGCCTTTTGTGGATATCCAGAGCATCATCTCCCAAACAGTCAATGACGTCAAGGCGCAAAAGATTTACGGCATCATCACCAAGGTGATCCATGTCGAGGGCAATTACAACAGCAACCAGTCTTTGCTGGACGCTGCAGAGGAAGAGCTGGCAAAAAATCTGCGGTACCTGAACGGAATGACCGTGAAGGCTGTGGATCTGAAAGACGCTGGCATTGACATCGACCGCCTTGCCATTGGAAAGCAGACGCATATCTTTTCGGCGGCCCACGGCGTGGATACGTGGCTGCTGTGCTCAAAGCTGGTGGAGCCGCTGGATGCACCGGATAAAAAAGAGTTTACCTTTGGCACTGAGTTTTCCAGCCTCAGCGATCTGCAGTCCCTGACTGCCCGCAAGGCGTCTGATGCTTACGACCTGAGCCGGGCACTCAAGGGCTGAGAAAGGAGAGATTTATGGACAAGACCTTTGACGAAGCAATCAAGGGGATTCGCACCGCAGAGCGCGGTGTGGAAGTCCGCGAGGACATCGCACAGGGCATGGAATACGTCAAGCAGTACGCCGAGGAAGTGACAGGCCAGCAACAGGCCGCTTTGCAGGCCGCTCAGACCGCCACCGGAGCAGCCAGCGCCGCGACGGAAAAGGCGGCAGCAGCTGCAGAGAGCGAAAGCGTGGCCCAGACTGCCGCCACCAGCGCAACCAAAAGCGCACAGTCAGCGTCGGCAGACGCAAAGAGCGCGGGAGGCTCTGCCGCTTCTGCCAAAGCTGAAGCGGACAGAGCTGCGGCCATTGTGAGCACCGATGAGACGCTGAGCGTCAAGGGAGCCCCGGCTGACGGAAAGGCTACCGGCGATGCAGTGAAAGGCCTGATAAGCGTAGACGCTGCAAAGGCCTTGATTGCGGATGCTCTGGCAGAAGACCATGCGAAAATCAAATTTTGGATTTCGGTAGATTCCACCAGCCCCGCTGCGCTGTTCGGCGGCAGCTGGGAAGAGATCGCGTCCGAGCGGGTGCTGATGGGTGCATCCAGCACCCACGCGGCAGGCACCACAGTGAAAGCCGGTCTGCCCAACATCACGGGCACGTTATCTGATGTAATGGGCAGCTTTTATGCTTATCCATCTGGCAGCGGTGCGTTTTCTGTCAAAGGCATAGGCAGGTCACTCGAGAACGGGTCTAGCGGAAATTATGGCAATATATCTTTTGACGCGTCCAAGTCCAACGCCATTTATGGCCGCAGCAGCACCGTGCAGCCCGCCGCCTACTATGTGCACATCTGGCACCGCGTGGCCTGAGAAGGGAGGTTTTGAACCATGAAGATCATTGACGAGACCGGCGCGGTCGTAGAAAACCCCGACCTGACACTGGGCTACCTGACCGGCAGCACCGAAGAAGTCACCCACCCCGCAGTAGAGGGCGTGAAGGAGCAGTGGCACTGGGAGACCGTGACCGAGTACCCGAACGGTGGCAAAGACGTGCAGAAGGTCGTTGACCGCCCCGGCGTTCAGGCACAGGAAGAATGGGTGGAGAAAGTGCCCATCCAGAAATACATCCGCTACACCGCCGAAGAGCTGGCCGCGCAGGAAGAAGCACGCAAAAAGGCCGAAGAGCGGGAGAAGCTGCCGGAGACGGTGGCGGCACTGCAGGAAGAAAACAAAATGCTCAGGCAATGCTTGCTTGAAATGAGCGAGATTGTTTATGCATAAAATCACACAAAAATTAGAAAGGATGGTACGTATGATGGCAATGTTGTGGGCACAGGAAATTATGTCTGCTGAGACTATGGAGGACGCAAGGGCTCTGTATGAGCGCTGCCCCCGCCTGCTGAAAGAGAAGGTCAAGGCAATTCTTATCAAGAGCGGATTTGAGGAGATCGTACAGGAGGAGTAAGCGATGGAAAAGCTTTTGGAATTTCTGGTGGGGCTGTTGAAGGTGCTCTTCGGCAGGGACAGCGAAAGTCCTTCGCTGGAAACGCCAAGAGAGCCTCCCGTTGAGGAGACCGTCACCGGCTGGGAGGGCGACCCGCCATACCGGTACATCGACGTGAGCCGCTATCAGGGTGCGATCGACTGGGCGCAGGTGGCAGCGGCAGGCTACAAGGGAGCGATGCTCAAGACGGTGAGCACCAACCGCAAGTTCTCCAAGCGGGCAGACGGCCTGTACATCGACCCCACCTTTGAGGACAACTACAAAAACGCCCGGGCTGCCGGGCTGGACGTGGGCGTCTACTACTACACCTACGCCACCAGCGAGGCGATGGCAGATGCAGAGCTTGCCCTTGTGCGGCAGGCGGTCTACGGCAAGGAGCTGACCCTTCCGGTGGCGGTGGACGTGGAGGAAAATGAGCTCAAGCAGCTGTCCACGCTTGACCTGTCCAACCTTACCGCTTACGCGCTGGAACAGGTGGAGCAGATGGTTTTTTACGCCCAACTGTACACCTACACCGGTTACAAGTACGAGCTGGACATGGCCCGGCTGTCCTCTCGGTGGGACGTCTGGCTTGCGGACTACACCGGCAAGACACCCAACGTGACGTTTAACTACAACGCCCACCAGCACACCAGCAAGGGTGCTGTGCCGGGCATCAGCGGCAACGTTGACCTCAACGTGACCACCCTCAACTACCCGAAAATCATCAGCAAGAAGGGTCTGACCCGTCTCCGGGAGGGAACGTGACCGAAAAAGAAGCTTTACTGTGGGTGCTGGGCATTCTGGGCAGCCTGTGCGCTGCGGTCATCACCATCGACAAGGTGCTGGACATCATCCACAAGTACGTCAAAAAGGCACAGGCCCCCGACGATGCGCAGAACAAGCAGCTTGACGAGATGGACAAGCGCTTGCAAACGCTAGAAACGGGCTATGCGCAACATTCTTTGGCGCTTGGGCGCGATTTGTCCCGCTTCGGGGAAATCGACGAAGTGAACCGCCTGACGCTTGAAGCCGTTCGTGCCCTGCTGGAAGCACAGCTGACCGGAAACAACGTGCCCGCTATGCAGGCCAGCAAAGAAAAAATCGATAATTACCTCATGGAAGGAGTAACAAAACATGGAAGCAATGTTTAACTTTATCCCCGCACCCATCGCACTGGTACTGATGTTCATTGGCTTTGCCGCGCTGGCCGTTGGTGCCATCCGGCTGGGTTACAAGCAGTACGTCAAGCAGTGGGCGCTGGAGCTCGTGACCATCGCTGAGGACAGCATCATGGGCAGCGGTCAGGGTGCAAAGAAAAAGGCACAGGTCTTTGCCGCGCTGCGCGGCGCACTGCCGGACTGGCTGAAGCCTTTTATCACGGATGAAGTGCTGGACAGCGTGATCGAAAAGGCCGTCAGCATGATGAAAAAGGCACTGGCAGAAAAGAAGCCTACCATCAACAAGGAGTAATTTATGATCGAGCAAAGCGTATCTCTCGCATCCAATGGCGTCGTCAAAGTGCCGGGCTATGAGCAGCTGGTGCGCTTTGGCTACACCAAAAACCGGGGCGTGTACAGGCTTGCCGTCACCGCTTCCGGCGAGTGGGAAGGGCTGGCTATCCGCTGCTTCTGGCACGTGCCGGACGGCAAAGACCCGGTATCCTCGCTGGTGATTGACGGCTATGTGGCCGTGCCCGCCAG